GGAGAGAAGGGAGGGTTTAATGAAGTAGTTGATAATGATTCCTTTGGTTATGCCTCACAGGGTTTCCTCTACGCTGAAAGCGAGAAGAAACCTTTTGGTGGTTGGATAGCTATTAATAAATCTACAGGAGAGTGGGCAGTATGTGAGACTCCACAAGTTCAAGATCAATATAGAGATAGATTTATTAAACAGGCTACTGATAACTACAAAGCATTAAAAGATAAAGTACCTTTTAAAAAATGTTTTGATGATGTTGAAGAAACATTTAGAGGTAAGCCTACAGGCAATAGAGTTTTGGATAGAGTGTGTTCCTTCTGTCCATACAAAGTACCTTGTTGGGGTAGTGGTTTGCAGTATTTACCACAACAACAATCTAAGGGTAAGAATCCTAAGTGGGTATGGTATACCCAAGTGAATAATCCTAAACAGGAAGATTCACAGGGAGATAGTGGGGAGTAGTTTGAGGGGTCTGCTCCCCACTAGTATGTATGCATTTATATTTTGTTTTATATAAAAAAAAGAAAGATGAAGACTATAAAATATTTACAAATGTTTTATTTGATAGTGAAGATAAAGCAGAACTCTTTGGTAAAAAGAGTATGAAGAGAGGTTACGAACATAAAGTAGTAGAGTACACTATAGAAAATGTAAAAAAGTATTGGTATAAACATGACAAAGAAAATTAAAAAAGAAAACTTTAATAACTCAATCAAGGTATTAATTACACCTTGGGAAAGAGGATTTACTTGTGGTATTGTAATGGAAAGCAAAGCAAAGATGACCACAGAACAATATGAATTATGTTCTACAATAGCTAGAGGCATGATAAAGGCAGCAACTCAAGACCCCCAAACTATTTTTGTTTATGGGCTCAAAGGTTTTGCTGATGATAAACGAGACCCCAATAAAGAAAATCTTACAATCAATTCTGTTGCGGAGTTTGACGAAGAAGATAATGTGATTGACTTTATTGAATACTTAAAACAAAAACGTGAAAAGGAGTTAAACTAATGGCAACGCACTTAGTTATAGGTGACCCTCATTGTACACCTAAATCCAACAATGATAGATTTCTGTGGGCAGGTAAATTAGCAGCAGATATAAAAGCTACGCATGTAATATGCATGGGTGACTTTTGTAGTATGGATTCTTTATCTTCATATGATAAAGGTAAAAAATCTTTTGAAGGCAGAAGATACCAACAAGATATGGAACATTCTCATCATGCTTTATCTTTATTTAATAAAGGTCTAGGCAAACATAAACCTAGAAAGATTATGTTACATGGTAATCATGAAGATAGAATAGATAGATTTGTAGAAGAGAATCCAGAGTTAGAAGGAACTATGAAAATATCTGACTTACAATTTAAACAATATGGTTGGCAAGAAGTACCTTATAAAAAGTTTAAAGTTGTTGATGGTATTTATTATGCTCATCACTTTCCATCTGGAGTTATGGGATCAGCAATCTCTGGAGAAAATATTGGTAGAACACTCTTGACAAAACACAAAGTTTCTGCTACAGTAGGTCATAGTCATTTATTAGATTATGCTATATCTACATTACCAAGTGGTAATAAGATTCATGGACTATCTGCAGGATGCTATCTAAGTCATCACGAGCCATATGCTAAAGATACTCAGCATATATGGTGGAGTGGATTGATAGTTAAGAGAGAAGTTAAAGATGGTAATTATAATCTAGAGGCTATAGATATTAAAACAGTTAGGAAAGAATATGGCAAAAGATAAAGACGATGTGGTTAATTCACCATCACATTATAAACATGGTAAAAAAGAAACCATTGATGTTATTAGAGATTGTATGACAGATGATGAATATCATGGTTATTTAAAAGGTAATATATTGAAGTATGTTGCTAGATATAAATTTAAAGGCGAGCCTTTACAAGATTTAGAAAAGGCTAGTTGGTATCTTAATAGATTAATACAGGAGGTTAAATAATGTCTGCAATGAAACAAGCACATATTGAAGTTGTTGATTTAGTATGTGGATGCTTACAACAAAATAAAACATTATCTCAAACAGTTAATGAACTTAAAGAACTACAAGGATTAAAGATGAATCATAATCCTTATCTTAGTGATGAAGAGTTTATTGAAAAAACTTACTATGAATATAGAGGTTACTAATGGATACTAAACTATTACTTATAGATGCATTAAGAAAAAAGTATGAAGCAGAAATTGCTGATGCTTATGCATCTGCTTTAATATATCTTAATACATCTGTAGGTATTGGTGAGCACCCACAATTTGTAGAAGAATTATCTAAACTAGTTGATAAAATATCTAGTGCAGATGAAAACATAAATACCCTCAATAAATATTTTACTGATAAATAGGGAGGGAATATGAGTAAAGAAACAAACAAACCTAGTCCTAAAACTTATCTCATAACATCTGAACAATTGATGGATATTATGAGATACTTAATGACTAGACCATATGGCGAAGTAGTTAAACTAATGAATGTGTTATCAGCCTTGAGTCCATTAGACCCAAGAATTGGTGCAGATTTTATAAAAGCAAGCGAGGAAAAAAATGAAAGAAGAAAAGGATAAGACAAAAGAACCCGATGATATATCAAAGTACACTGGTATATTATTTGAATTGAAGATTGGTTTAAATAAAAACAATGCTGTTGTTATAGACTATGGGGGAAAGCCTGTTACTAAAATTAGAGACGCACTTAAAGGTTATCCATTTCATGCTAATCTTTGTGCATCAATAATTAATCATGCTAACGCTGTTGGTAAAAAATTACAAGAAGATGTTAAACAGATCATACAAAAAATTTAGATATTACTTTTGGCATAACTGTATCATGGATAAGTTAGAAGGTTATGCTAGTAAATTAAGTAACTGGTTTTGGACTAAGCGATGGGGTGATCCTTCACTTTATCGTAAGGCCCAAAAAAAAAGGAACCCAAGATAACTTAGGTTCCGAGTCGTGTTGCCTTGCTGTGGGGGAGTCTTTATGGCTCCCCTTTTTATTTTTAAGCTATACCTTTTTTATGTTTCTGTGATTTAGGTGGTGACTTTTTAGATCCACTTGAACCTGCCCAGAAAAATTTATCTGCCCAATAAGCAGCACTTTCTTTTCCTTTAGCTATGTTCTTAGCATGTCTAGCTTTAAAACTTTTTCTAGCTTCATCACTATAATTATGACCCATCTTCTGATCACCAAATCTAATAATTTTAATATCGCCATCACTTTCTCTGACAGCAACAATACCTTTTTTAGTTGGGTGCCCTGGGGTTTTCTTAGGTTTATTTAAACCATCAAGATTATATCTATCTAGTTTTTTCTTTTCTGATTCTGTTAATGCCATTATACACTCCTATACTTTCTAACTTTTTCAGCTATATTTTTTGGTTGTTTAACAAATTGCTTGCCTGCTGATTTGCCTTGCCTTTTAGCAGCTGTTGTTGCTGCATATTCCTGTGGGGAAAGTGCTTTAATTGCTTTAGAAGGTAAGTATCTTTCACCTGTCGTAGATGAAGGTTTACCAGACTTCGTTCTCCACTTTTGCTTAGTCCATGCCTTGAGTGATTTTTGTTCTTGCGTTAGTGCCATATTATCTCCTAGCTAAATTGCTTTGGTACATATTCTTCTTCAACATTAAGACTGATATGAACTGAACTATTTGCACTAGCTAGTCCTCTTATCTTATCTGTTTTTAATAACCAGAATCCTTCTGTTATTTGAATAAGACCATTAGGTTTTAACGTGGTTGCCTCTGCTATAGTATGATATGTAGTGTTTGCACTATCATACCAATCTAAACTGAATGTTACTGTATTACCAGATGTATTACTTATAAATATACTTTTAATATTTGATTCATGATTTTCTGGTACAGTATAAATATCTTGATTACTTGTAGTTAAATCTAAACCGACTGTTCTTTTTTTAGTTATTATCATGTTAATATCCATCTTGTACTAATAATAAATCAAATGAAGCAGACGCAGAAGAGGTAGAACTTGATATTGCTGAAACATAAATATCTGACTTTTGAGGTATTACATTAATTGCATTAAAAATAACAGTTGTCTGTCCGCCTCTAACATTTAAAAATTGTTTTGTTTGAAACGCTGCGTTAGCAACACTATTATCTCGTTGTATAAATTTAAAATCCATTTCTTGGTCTTTACCAGATGATACATCTATTGATAATAAATAACCAGTATAACCTGCAGGTATGGTATATAAGCACATTAAAGTTTGACCATTACCTGGAGATATAGTTGCAGCAACATCTGATCCCCCTGTATAAGTTACAGATATATTTCCAACATTATTTCCAGATGTTCCAGCAGTCTCAACAGACATTCTAAATACTCTTAAAAAAGTTTGTGTGGTTGTAACTACAGTTGTTCCATCCATGTCAACAGTTTCTTCAACTAAATTATAAGAACCATCTAGACCTTGTATTCTTAAAGTTCTAGCACCCGTTCCCGCTACATCGTCATTAGTATCATCACTTACTGCATCAACAGTAACTGCCGAAGATTGCCAAGGATAGTTGTTTCCTGTTTCCCAAATAGTTTCAAAAGCACCTGATCCAATAGAACTATTATATCCAAATTTATTAACCATAGAGTAACCAGGTATTTTACCTTGTTGCACCTCTAAATAAAAAGGTGTTCCAGATTCACTACCACTAGAGGTAGTAATTAACATTGGATAATGGGTTATACTCATTAAGATCTATATCCTCCACCTGCATCTTTATATTTCTTAGCTAATAGCTGTGCTTTTCTAGCTGACCATTGGCCTGCTTTAGTTCCTTGAACAGCTGCTGCTTTGATTTGGTTAAATAATCTTTTTCTTAATTCTGGTTTAGTATAGTTGCCTGCTTTATTTACTGTACTTTTATTGCTCATCTTTTATCTCCTTAAAGTGATAATCGTAGCTGCCTTCCTCATGTTCATCAGTTATCCATTTAGAACTAGTTTCAACTGACCATCTTCTACTACTAACTAATCTATTAATAACAGGTTTTTCATTAGGGTCAGTACCCATAGATGCATCAAATACTCTTAATCTATTGTTAGGTTGAATAGCATAATTACCATCTTCTAACTCAAGTACATGACCACATTTATGTTGATCTGGTTTTTCTGAATAACCAAAATTCAATTCGTTATAATCTCCACCACACCAATCAATAGTAAATAGGTAAGTTCCTTTTCTTTTTACTTTACGTCTTGATATGTATTGCATTTTACAACCTGCTAATTCATAGAAAGTTGTAACACCTACATTGTAACTAAAGCTATCCCACATTACTAATTCATTTAAAGGTAACTCTTTTACACCAGGCTTTTTACAAAATGCTGATATAGGAGATCTCCACCATATACCCCCATCTTCCATTAGGTAATGAAATAAAGGTACTTGATTAGGTATAGAACTAAAACCAAATATAGCACAACTAAAGTATTTATCGTGTGAATCTTTTTGGTCTCTTAAATAATTACCTCTAACATAGCATTCTATTATCGGTATGTTAGCATTTAAATACATTTATTTTGGTTTTATAATTTTGTTTATACTTAAAGATCCATCAATATTTTTTTCTATTTCAGCCTCTACCTCACCACACATAAATTGTTTATTTTGCATATCCATATTTCTAGTGGCTTCTCTTTTCATCTTTAAACAAGTAGATAAACTATCTTGTATTCTATGCTCTACAAGTTCCCCATTAATAAACAGACATAACGCAAATACTAGTTTTATCATTAATGTGCCCCATTGAGTTTACCAATATTAGCTCTAACAGAGTCTTTTAATTTTTCTACATCAATTCTAAGTCTTTCAACATCTTGCTGTAGTCTTTCAATATTAACTTTGTTAGTCATATTTTGTTCTTGATTTTGTTCTAGTTTTTCTACTTGTTCTGCTATATGTTCAAGTAACATAAACTGTTCTTGATCAATAGGCTTTTGAATAGAAGCCTCAAGTAAGTCCTGTTCAAATAATTGATTCTTAGTTTCTAATTGATTGAGTCTTTCAATAACACCAAAGGCAAACCATGCCCCAACAACTATTGCAGTTATTAGGCCCAAAAGGTTACGTAAAGGTAACCCTATGTTAGTGCTTTCATTTATTTTCATTCTTTATCTTGCTCACATTTTTGACATGTACATTCATCACATGTACATAAACCATACTCATCTGCATGGAGTTCGCCATCAGCATGACAATCATGGTGGCATGTTTTACATGTTAAATCTAATTCAATCATTTCTTTTTTCTCTTAAATAAACTTTCTATCTTTTCAAAAAATAAATCTATGTATTCAAAAAATTTATACAATGCTTTATCTATCATTATTTTCTCTTAATTAAATCTGTTGCTTTAAGACCATATACAGATGCTATAACACCTACAAAAATAGTTTGATACCAAAAAGGTAGCTGTGAAAAATACTCAAAGAATAACTGCATCTTTTCCATAGCTGCTGGATCATCTGAAAATACTGCCCACGCAAGGAGTACTATGGGAGCCGAGAGTAATAATAAAATGAACTCATCTTTCCAGTCTGAATTTCTAGACTCAAGTAGCTTACCTTGATACTCTGCCTCTCCATTTGCCATCTTCTCTGCATGCCTCATTTGTGCATCAGACATTAGCATTTTAGTTTTCTGTCTATTTTGATATATATGGCTACCTGCTTTGAAAGCCATTCCTAATAAATTAAACCACATTGTTTTCCTTTAACCATTTTGGTACATCAAATGATGGACATTCTTTTTTGTCATCAACTTGATAGTGACCTATTACTTTTTTTATTCTAAAATCTGATATTAATTTTTCTAATAATTCTTTTAAAGATTCAAATTGTCTTTCAGTAAAATTGTTTTCCCAACCCATATCCTTAGTACCACCCCCGACTAATGCTACGCCAATAGATGTACCATTAACTGCTACTGCATGGGCCCCAACATAATTAATATCACGACCTTTATCAACATGACCATCTCTTCGTATTACAAAGTGATAGCCTATTGTATCAAAGCCTCTATTCTTATGCCATTTTTTTATTTCATCTGCACCAATATCCATAGTATCTGGAGTTTGTGTGCAATGAATAACGATTGTATCTGTATCTTTTCTAATCTCCATAAGAATCAAATAGCCAATCTACGTATTTCTTCCATAGTTTTTTTATAAATCTTAACATAGGCACTCTCCATATTATGATCTTTCCATTGGTTTGCATGCAAAACTAAGATAGATTCTGTCTGCATTTACTCTTTCTTTTCCTAAGTTTTT